GCTGACTCCCAATAAAGAGTAGGCAGCCTGCAATCCATATTCGTTTAACTCACCTGCATGTATGGGATTATTGTTTGAATCTGTGTAGAAGATAGGATCACCAAATAAATCACTCAATTCTCTTTGAGAAGTTACAAGATAAGGTTTGCCAGCATTTGCTGCCAGTGTTCCTTGTGCTGTGCCTGTGCCAGAAGAATTTGCTTTGTCTTGTGCAGAGGTAACAAATATCATTGGAACCGTACCTGGTTCCGCTGGTGTATAAAAACTTTCGTCTATTACTGTAACTTGTACGCCCGGTGATACTAGTGCCATATTGTTTTCTCCTATCTATGACTTATTTGAATGTATTTATTCTGATAGCTCAAAAACACACCTAATTAAACCCAGCAAAAAGGGCCTAAAAAGGGCAGCTAAATACGGTATGAGACCTTTGTGCAAAGCCTGCAAACAACGCCCCTGTGCTGTGAATTATCACAAAGCAAACAAGGTATTTTACCGAAGTCAGTGCGAATTGTGTGTGCGTTACAAAGGCAAATCCATGGGTCAAACCAAATGGCAGCAGTCAGGCTATGTGAAAAAAAATGAGTGTGATAAATGCTCACATAAAAGCCGACATGCTCAACAGTTCAATGTGTTCCATGTGGATGGCAATCTCAACAACTGTAGATTCAGCAATTTAAAAACGGTGTGTGCCAATTGTCAGCGAGTGCTGCAAGCACAAGGCATCAAATGGGTGCAAGGAGACCTTGTACCTGATTTCTAAGATCCTGCACAGTGCTGTTGTTGGTTAACTCTGCGTCAAATTCACATCTAGCCCACGCCCATTCGCTGGCATGTATGTCTTTGGGTACCACTCCCACATCTTGATATATTTTGAACCACAGTGGCAGTGTGCCTCTCTTGACCCACCACACTTGTCCGCCCACTGTTTTGATCATGTCTGCTTCATTCACAAAACGCACATCCGGAATCACCCAGTTTATTTGAGGATTGTCCATGATTTTCTTTTTGGCTAAACTGACCCATATGCCATCGTAAAATCCATTGCGCATGCATTCTGTGCCAAACTTTTGTAGAGCCAATCTAGGAGTGACTGTGCTGCCCACTTCTTTGCTCCAGTATGCATCTGGCTGTTCACGCCATGCTCTACTCTCATCTGTTTTGCCATCCAGCAGTTGTCTATCCCATTCAAACATCTGGGCTACTGCATCTTTGAGCTTGTCAGCAAAAGACATTTTTTGAAAATTGTGTTGTGCAACCAGATAGTCAGCAATGGTATCCTTGCCACTGCCTATCAATCCGCAAATTCCGATAATCATATTAAAGCACTATTGTACTTTAAATTTATAATAATGTCAATGAAATATTAACCTATTGTGAAATGATAGCCCACGCCGCCTGCCATTTGAGTGGCCAATTCTGCATCCAATCTGTCCATTTCAGCCTGTGCTTCGGATTTTAAACTGTCTCCATTCAGTGTGGTTCCGCCCTGTGGACCTGCCACAGTGTTGAATTTGGATCTAGCTTCACCCAACATGTATTTGCAATTGGCCAACGTGTAACTTTTGATCCATTCTCTAGCTTTGTAATCCTGCAGCAGTTGACTTTCAGGTCTGAAATTGTAAGCGTGCAACAGTAATGTTTCATTGGCTCTGGGTCTCTGCAACAGTGTCAATATTTTGGTGGTTGGATTCCATTTGAATTCGATAAAACTGCCAAACATTCTGCCCACCAATTCTTGATATTGTGAAAACATGTTGTAGGTGGCCACGCCGCCCATATTGCTGCTGGACAGCAGATAGGTATTGGTGTAGGCCAAATTGAAAGGTTCAAACAATGTGCCGCCGTCTCCACCTCCAGAACGTGATCCCACTGATCTTCTAAACAACTGTCTCACTTCCATAATTTCGCTGGCCAGTGTGTAACTGTTCTGATCCAACACTGTGTTTAAAAATATGTAACTTTCTTCCACAGAGTTGTCGGATCTTTGACGATATCTGCCCAAGGTTCTGGTGAGTGCAGTCTCATAATGACTGGGATCCAATTCCACTTCAACCATGCCACCGCCCAGCATGTTTTTGACGAAATCGTATATCTCTTGACGTTGTGTTTGCAGATCGCTCATTGTGTATCCTATAACATATTTATCAATGCAGGATGCATGAATAAATATACACATGCCAAGATTAAGTTTGTACAAGCCAGAAAAGGGCCAAGATTACACATTTTTAGACCAGACCATAGCAGAAATGTTCACTGTGGGTGGTACCGATGTGTTTGTACACAAATACCTTGGACCTGTGAATACCAGCGAGGGTGATGCCACAGCCACTCAGCCCAATTACAATGCAGTGAAAGAAACCAACATTCAAGATCTGTTGTTTTTAGAAAATAGGGATAGAAAATATGATCCCAACATCTATCAGATCAGAGGTATCTACAATGTGAATGACATTGACTTTGACATGAGTCAATTTGGATTATTCCTGCAAAATGATACTATATTTCTCACAGTACACATCAATAGTTCTGTGAAAACCATTGGTAGAAAATTGATGTCAGGAGACGTGATAGAACTGCCCCATCTCAAAGACCAGTACGCATTGAATGATTATCAGGTGGCATTGAAAAGATTTTATGTGATACAGGACATCAATAGAGCAGCAGAAGGATTTTCACCCACTTGGTATCCACATCTTTATAGGCTTAAACTCAAACAGATAGTGGACAGTCAAGAATTCAAAGAGATACTGGATCTGCCAGCAGAAGAAGGCAGCACAAACACACTGAGAGATGTGCTGAGTACATACGAAAAAGAAATGCAGATCAATGCAGCAGTGGTGGCGCAAGCAGAAGCAGACACAGCCAAAAGTGGTTACAACACCAAACATCTGTACACACTGCAGGTGGACGATCAAGGCAAACCTGAACTAGTCACCACAGATATCAACAATTTGGATGCCAGCACTGCCAATGTGATGGCAGATAGAATCAATCAAACACCAGACAAACTGGGTTATCAAGGCTATCTTTTGGGTGATGGATTTGCTCCCAATGGTGAAGTGTTTGGACATGGCACAGGATTTCCACAAGGATCTGAAAAAGGCAACTACTTTCTACGCACAGATTTCTTGCCTAATAGATTGTTTAGATATGACGGTTCACGTTGGATCAAAATGGAAGATGCAGTGCGTATGACCTTGACCAACACCAACAATAGAAATACACAAAAAACAGGATTTGTCAACAACACCAATACCACCACAGTGGCAGGTGAGACTATTGATCAAAGACAGAGTTTATCACAAGCACTCAAACCCAAAGCGGATAATTAGACATGCAATTTTTTTACGACGGACAAATACGCAGATATATCACTCAAATCATTAGATTGATGAGTAATTTTGCCTACAAGGATGGCAAAGGCGCTTTGACCACTATACCTGTGATGTATGGTGATCTCACCAGACAGGTGGCAAACATTATTAGAGACAACAGTGAGAACAAGATACCCAGCGCTCCACGCATGGCAGTGTATATAACTTCGTTAGAAATGGATCGCAGTCGCACAGCAGATGCATCATTTGTGAGCAAACTCAACATTAGAGAACGAGCTTTTGATGAGAACAATGAAGAATATCTCAATATACAAGGAGCAAATTATACAGTGGAGAGACTGATGCCCACTCCATACACGTTGGGTGTGAATGTGGATATCTGGTCCACAAACACAGATCAAAAATTACAGATATTAGAACAGATATTGATGCTGTTCAATCCCAGTCTTGAGATACAGACCACAGACAACTATGTGGATTGGACCAGTCTTACTGTGGTGGATCTTAACGGCATTACATTCAGTTCCAGAGGTATTCCCACAGGCACTGAAAGTGAAATAGACATTGCCACACTGCAATTTACCACTCCAATTTTTATCAGTCCTCCTACCAAGGTAAAAAAATTAGGAGTGATCACAAAAATAGTGACCAGCATATTCAATGAGAAGACCGGAGACATAGATTTAGGTATCAGTATGCCTGAACTGAAAGCCTATGAAGATGCAGTGAGCAACAATGCTAGGGCAGACATTACCACCAATGCTGACGGCACAGTGAACATCAGTAAAACAGTAAGGACTGATGCAGATGCTGTGGATGCAGTGATTGCCAGCGGTTACGATATCATTGTGTTGAACAGCATAGTGCAAATAGTAGACAAAGGAGTGGTAGGTCAAACCAATTGGAAGAAAGTATTGGATGTGTACCCAGGAATTTATCAAGCAGGCATCAGTAGAATATTATTGGACAGGGCAGACATAGAGAACACAGTGTCAGGCACTTTTGCTGTGAACAGTCTCAACGAAAATCAATTGATAGTGAATTGGGATCCAGATACTATTCCCACCAACACACTATTCAGCGGAGTAACCACCAGAGGCACAGTGGATTACATCGTGGATCCATTAACCTATAATCCCACAGCAGTAAAATTGTCTGGATTGAGATTGTTGATTCTTAATGACATTGGCGCAGCCGCAAACACTGATGGAGCAGATGCTTGGAAATCCACAGGTGGTGCGGATCTAGTGGCACAAGCCAATGACATCATAGAATGGAACGGCACTCAATGGAACATATTGTTTGATGCCAGTGCCAATGCCAATTCTGAAGATTCCACGGTGGATTTTAAATATGTTACCAATCTCAATACAGGTGTGCAGTACAAATGGAATGGAGCAACTTGGCTGTTGAGTTTTGAAGGCGAATATCGCAAAGGAACCTGGAACCTAAGTCTATAGCATAATTATTAGCATGAGCACGAAGAAAATAATTGGCTGCGGAGCCTTATTCTACAATCTCCAAACCAAAAGATTCTTATTTCTGCACAGAACACAGAGCAAACAATCCAATGTGTGGGGTCTGGTGGGAGGCACCAATATCGAGAGTGAAACTCCATGGGAATCACTCAAAAGAGAAATCAGTGAAGAAGTGGGTCCAGTGGACATATTGAAAACCATACCTTTGGAAACTTTTGTGAGCAATGATGAAAATTTTTTATATCATACCTATCTGTGTGTGGTCAAGCAAGAATTTCTACCCCAACTGAATGAAGAGCATGACGGATATGCTTGGGTGCAGTTTGGCAAATGGCCCAAACCTTTGCATCAAGGATTACGCAATACTCTCACAAATAGAACCAATCAAATCAAATTGGAAACAGTTTTTAAGATGTTGAAATTCTTATAATGATCAAAATACTGGGTGATATCATGCTGGATCGTTGGATAGTGGGCACTGCTGATCGCATGTCACCTGAAGCACCCATTCCTATTTTATTAGAACAAAATCAAAAAGTTTCTCCAGGCGGTGCTGCCAATTTGGCAGTGAATATGGCTGCCATTCACAATGATGTACAATTGTATGGAGCAGTAGGCAAAGACACAGACGGTTACAGTTTAGTAAACTTATTAAAAAACAGCAATGTATTTTTATCCATAGCAGAAGATGCTCCTATTACCACAACAAAAATAAGATTGGTTGAACAAAGAGGGCAACACATACTGCGTTGGGATAGAGAAAAACAATACACCAAAGACAGTTGTTTGTCTCAACTGTTATTTTCTCTCACAGAAAAAAGTATGGTGTTGGTGAGTGATTATGCCAAAGGAGTTATCAAACCGCACACAGTGAAAAGTATTTTGGAAAAAACTCAGTGGGTGTTGGTGGATCCCAAACAAAGTGCTGATTATTATGATGGAGCATTTTTAGTTAAGCCCAACATGAAAGAATATGAATTTTGGAATGGTGCGTTTGATGTGGATTCAGCTGTGAAATTTGCACTGGCACACCGCTGGCAATGGCTGGTGATCACTGATGGAGCCAAAGGTATTCATATCATTTCCAAAGAAGGATCGTACTCACATGTGAAAGAACCTGTGAGAGAAGTGGCAGATGTCACTGGAGCAGGAGACACTGTGCTGGCCGTGATAGCATATGGTATCAAACAAGGCATGACTGTGCCACGTGCTTGTGAATTGGCATGTTATGCTGCAGCAAGAAATGTGGAAAAATTTGGTGTTGTGCCAGTTTCTAAAGAAGATTTGAACAAAGGCACAGTATGGACCAATGGAGTATTTGATATATTACACACAGGACATTTGGAATTGTTAAAGTTTGCTAGGAATCAAGGTAAAAAGTTAATAGTAGGCATCAACGATGATGCCAGTGTGCGTAGATTAAAAGGTGAAGGCAGACCAGTGAATGATATCAATATTAGAAAACGTCAATTGGAAATGTTGCCTTGGGTAGACCAAGTGGTGATATTTGTGGAAGATACTCCACAAAGAATCATAGAAGAAATTAAACCAGATATTATTGTTAAAGGTGGAGATTACACAGTGTCCACCACAGTGGGCAATGAATTGGCACAAGTAATTATATTTCCCACAGTGGAAGGATTTTCCACCACAAAAATTATAGACAGATTACAATCATGAGAATATTAATCACAGGACACAAGGGATTTATCGGTCAAAATCTGTTCAAACATTTGGCGCATAAAGGGCACACAGTGGAAGGATATGATTATATTCCTGATGTGATGCCAGATGTAACCAAGCACGATCAAGTGATACACTTGGGTGCTATCAGCAGTACCACAGAAACAGATGTGGAAAAAATAATGATTCAAAATTTTGATTTCAGTTGTAAATTATTATATCTGTGTAATATGATGGGAATCAATTTTCAATACGCCAGCTCAGCCAGTGTGTATGGTCTAACACAAAATTTTAAAGAAGATGCTGCTATGTCTCCATTGAGTGCTTATGCTTGGAGTAAATTTTTGTTTGATAGAATGATTAAATCTGTTCCTTACAGTGAATACAACGTATCAGTGCAAGGATTTAGATATTTTAATGTGTATGGAGCACATGAAGAACACAAAGGTAATCAAGCATCGCCTATTTCAAAATTTATTCAACAAGCTCAACAAACAAGAGTAATTAAACTTTTTGAAAACAGTGAAAAATATCTGAGAGATTTTGTGTGTGTGGATGATGTTTGTGATGTGCATGAACAAATGTTGACCAAACATGTGAGTGGTATTTTTAATGTGGGCACAGGAACACCCACAAGTTTTGCTGAAGTAGCAGAAATAATTGCCAAAAAATACAATGCTCGCATAGAATTGGTGCCCATGCCAACACAATTAAAAGCACAGTATCAAACTTATACCTGTGCTGACACAACTCTTTTAAATACTCACGTGAACATCCAATACAAAACCATAGAGGAATACATTCGCAATGACTGTGAATAGACAAGAAGGCAAAATAGACAAAGGTTGGGGTTATGAATTGATATGGGCCACCAATGACAATTACTGTGGAAAAATTTTAGTGTTTACCAAAGCAGGCAACAAGTGTTCACTGCATTTTCACAAACACAAAGATGAAACTTGGTTTGTGAATTCAGGAAAATTTTTGGTGCGTTGGGTAGACACCAAAGATGGCAAAATTTATCAGAAAGAACTGCTGGAAGGACACACTTGGCACAATCCTCCTCTACAACCTCATCAATTGGAAGCTGTGTTGGACAACAGTTCAATCACAGAAGTTTCCACTGCGGACAGCGTGGAAGACAATTATAGAATAGTGCCTGGTGACAGTCAAAAAACTGCTACGCCTGAGCTTCACCCCAACGTAAAATAACAGATCCATTCACTGCTGTGCCTGATATCTTGTAGATATTGATGGCCAACACGTCTGGACCATTGGGG